CAATAAAAATATGAAAACAACAGCATCCAAATCCTCTATCCAGAACCTGGAAGAGGTACTTCAAAGGTTTAATAACAAAAACACTTTCTCTCTTACAGAGGAGGAAAATGAAATGCTAAAGGAAAACCTATTTGAACTACTCAGTAAGGTATACGATAACTACCAACTAGCTTGCATCGATATCAATCAAATCTGGGTATATGAAACTTGCTACTATACTTTCACATTCGAAAGCTTGGTAACAGTAGACAGACTAAGAGAAAATATCATTGCTACTGGCTGCGTACGATTTATGCAAAACTTTACCGATGGTGATGGACAATTTATATCATTCACCAAGCTAGACAGAAACAATTGGATTTATCAACTTAACTTCAGAATATCATGAATGAACAAGAATTAAAAGAACTTGCCTTACAATTGCATAAGGCACAAATACAAGAATATCCCTGGGTCTCAGCAGACCCAGAGGATGCTGAATCCTACATTAGGACTTATGGAGATACTAACGTACACTTGTACTACGATTATTTACTTGCTAATGGAATAGGAGAAGTGGAGGAATAATTATGAAAATCAGAGCTATTTTAGAAACAGAAACAATGGACCCTGATTTCAGGGAACCATTCTTAAATAGAATGCCCATTGATATCACTGAAGCATCTTTTGATAGGGTTGTACGATATGCTTCAGGATGTACGGATGTCCAACAACCAGATGTGATTGCTATAGTCATTCAACATGCTTTGGATAATCTAAAAGAATTATCCCAATTATTAGATAACTGTAACGGTACTACACAAATGAGAATACTTATCCCAGTATCTATCTCTGCCCTTACATTTACCAGACAATATCAGGATACACTTAGGAGGGTGTTGAAAGAGAGAATCAAAGGAACACTGGATGGCCTACCAGGAGAACAACGTGCTGCACTTCTTAATGAAGTACTCAATGAAACCTTAAACGAAGGTTCTCTTAATGACGATTAACCATTTGTTTTCATATCTATCCAGGAGGCAGGACTCTAACCTAACTAAGAGCCTGCCTCTACCTCAGTTATATTTGCATATTATTTATTTTATTTTTATCTTTGTAGTGAAATAAAAATTTAAATATTAATTTAATTTTAAAATAGACAACAACATGGTAAACCTTTACAAACTCACCAACCTACTGGAAGCTGGGATGACAATATTCCAACTCAATCAATGGAAAAACGAGGGTATCTGGTATCCAATTACCCAGTACAAAAAACAATCTAACGAAATTGAGGTAGTCACTAACCTATTCGTACCTATCAATATGGAAAACGAATGGTATCACATTCAATTATCTGCTAATTATGATGCCAATGAGATGGACGAATGGAAACAATTCCTAGAAGATAACCAATGGAAACTCTATCCATTACTCAGAAATATACTTAACGTATTCTTACCACCATATGAACCCGGATACCGTATCCTATATACATTATATCCTGCAGGATTCATTTCAGTAATTGCCGAACCCTTAAAATCAGAGGAGGACTAACTATGGTACCATCAAAAACTTATCTTAAATTCAAAGAGACTCGTTCACAGGAAGACCTTAATACTCTCAATAAATATCTTAAACGTTTGAGCGAGATATCCAGTAAACTAAATAACGATGCCCTTGAACTCTCTGACGAAAAAGAGAATAAACTATACGATGAGGATGAAGACCTAACAGACAAAGTCTTACGGCTACTATTTGGGGATACATTCTTTATCTTCATCAGCGAATACGGCCTAGATGAATACGATTCCTGGGAGGATACAGTTGAAGACCTAATCGAGGACTTATGCACCCATCAGGAAACCCTTGAGGACTTAGGTAAACATTAACCAATGAAGCCTAACATAATTCTTATACTAATCATGGGAGGAAACATATTAATTATGGGTGCATCCCCCCATCCTACTAGTGAAGAACCTTTAACTTATGAGAATACTCATTGCTTAATATTAATGATATGCTAGAACAGTCTAAATTCTTAGTCTCCTTTGATTGCCAAAATGAAAAGTTCTGCGAGGAATTAATAATCACCTACAGAACTGAAGAATTAAGGCCATACTTAATATTCCCAAGGGTAAAATTAAACCCAAACCATCTCCATGTATATCATACCAAAAGGATAATCTCCGAATTAATAGGTATGCCATATTCATCCATCGAAATAGTTGACCTAATAAGGCTTCAGTAGGTAATCGAGGTTATTGCATATATTATTTATTATTTCTATATTTGCATATCATTAATAATTTAAATATAAACGTTATGAAAGAAGAAAGTAAATTAATCGAATTATTTAAAAAATACCCCGGAATTGCTGCACGTATACGGAGGTCATTTGCTTATCACTACGACCAAATCCAACGGGAAATCGAATCCGAGGTTGCTACCATTAACAAGGACGATGCTGCAACCATTATCGATTATACTACCGAATACATGGAGGAATCAATGAATTGGCCTGACCCTGATAACCAGACCAACTTTAACAATCAACTCGCTTAATATTAACCAGGAGGGCTCACTACCCTCCACAAAACAAATAACCAATATAATAACATACCTATAATATATAATGCCCAGTATGAACATAATACAAAATCATACTGGGCATAACTATGTAACATAATACACATACATTTATCTAAGGTACATATAACCTTCAACCTAATATAATACTAATCAATATACATAATACAATCTGGGGATCGCCGGGGGTTGCGGATTTTGGGGTACCTAGTCTGGGCAGGCATC